ATGGTATTGCGTTAGTAGAAATGCCAGCACACGAAGCTAATTTTGAGTTTTTTAATAAAGAGGAATTACCTTGTGATGGTGGTAATTGTAATCACTATGTTTTAAGTGATGATAAAGTCCCTCAAGTTATACAAATGTTTCACGCATTCGGTGAGCCTCAAGGTTTATTAGAGAGTGAGGGTTGGTATATTAGTGAAGTTAAAAATATTGGAAAACAAGATTTCGCTATTATTGCTAATCCAAACAAACCAAGTCCATCACAAGATACACCTGATGCAAGATATAGATACAAATATGTAGGGCCTATTCGTGAAAACTCTAGAACTTTTTGTAAGGAAATGATGAAGGCTAAAAGAGTTTTTAGAATAGAAGATATTGATGAAATGTCCCGATTATCAGTAAATGAAGTTGGGCCTGAAGGTTATTCTATCTTTGAGTGGCGCGGAAGCTATAATTGTTTTCATAAATGGGTTCAACTCATCTACAAAAAAGAAGGTAGAATTATCAACAATACAGTAGATGAAACAGGACTTGAAGATGAGGACGGAATGCCAGGCCCTGATACACTTACAAACGCTGCAAGAGAAGCAGGATACACACCAAGAACAGGTTTTGCTAAAGACGAGTTTGAGGAGAATGTTTCAGGACTTGCCCCATATACAGACCAAATTACCAAGAAGGTTGTAAAGAAACCAGTTTTAACTGGTGATATGGAAATAACAACACTACCTTTATTTATAAATAAAGAAGATGCTGAAGCTATGGCTGAATTGTTGGGTTGTGAAGGTTGCCACGAACACAAATACGGAGATACAATACTTTATATGCCTTGTGAAAAACACCCTGATATGTATGGGTTAGAAGATGCTTGTTGGGAAGGATATGAGCCAATAGGATTGAAAGATGACGGAACGCCTAATTGTGTTCCAATTAAAGAAGAAATGAATGATGATGGGACTTATACTACTGGTGATTTTGCTAGCTATAATGATTACCCTGAACTTATCCGTAAAAATGCGCAAGCGGCTTTAGATTATATTGAGAAATCAGGTAATCCTGAAGGTTGTATGACACAAGTAGGAAAAGTAAGGGCACAACAATTAGCTCAAGGAAAACCTATCTCTATTGAGACGGTAAAGAGAATGAAAGCCTATATCACAAGACATAAAGTAGATTTACAATCAAGTAAGTCATATGAAGATGGTTGTGGTAAATTAGCTATGGACGCTTGGGGTGGAGTGGAAGCTCTATCTTGGGTTGAGAGCACAATAAAACAATACGAAGAGATGTCTTCATTCTCAAGTCAAGATGAATCGTCGTTTGAGGTATTTAACAACGAACAAAGATTAGTAGCAGGGCCTGCTATGATTCCTGATAAGATGATTATTAGAAGGAATGAAATAACAGGTGAAATCTACTATGTATATTTTACAGCCGAGACAATCAAAAAATTACAACAGAAGTTTATGCAAGAAAAACTCTTGGATAAAACTAACATAGAACACGGAAGAAAGTTTCTTAAAGGTGTTGATGTTGTTGAGAGTTGGATTGTTGAAGACCCAAAATTAGACAAACAACAGGTATTCGGTATGGAGTATCCAAAAGGTTCCTGGATGTGTATAATGAAAATAAATGACGATGCCACTTGGGAGAAAGTCAAAGAAGGAAAACTAAAAGGTTTTTCAGTTCAAGGGTATTTTTTAGAGAAGGCAAAGTTTAATGCTGAAACTCATAAAGTCCTTGAAGACATAAAAAACATTCTAAAAGAAATTAAATAATATGACTTACCAAGATGCTATTAGAAAAATAAATAAACTGCTTGGATTGTATAAGTTCAATTCCTATAAGGTTGCCGAAAAGGGTGATGAACTCATCACAGAAGGCGAATTGGCGATTGATGAACCCATTTATATCATAACCGATAATGGGCAATTACCCGCCCCTGATGGTGAGTTTGAGCTTGATGATACAACCAAAATAAAAATCAAGGACGGATTAGTCCAAGAAATAAAATACGATATGGAAACAAAACAAAACTTCGTAGAAGCAACATTAAAAGATGGAACTATAGTAAAGTCCCCTACTTTTGATATTGGTGAAGATGCTTTTATTGTTAGTCCCGATGGTAAAGAAACTCCAGCACCCGATGGTGAGCACGAATTAGCGCTCAAAGATACATCAGGTAATGAGAATGTATTTAGAATCGTGGTTAAAGATGGCAAAATTACCGAGAGAGAAAACATAGAGGAAAAAGACCCAGAGATGCCTGAAAAGGAAGATATGGGTATGGCTCCTTCTTTAAGTGAAGCTAATGATACGATTGACGACCAAGAGTTCAAGAGAGCTATGATGGAAAAAATTGATGGTATTTCATCAAGAATTGAGAAGATGGCAAGTGATTATGAGGACATGAAGGCTAAAGTAGCCAAGTTCTCAAAAGAACCTGCTGGAGAACCAGTTAGATTACCAAAGAACATCGCAGCTGAATTAAACGCTTACCAAGATGACGCTTTAACTGCGTTGGTAAGAACGAGAGCTAACGCTTTCAACAAAAAATAAATAAATAAAAAAAACAAAAACAAAACAAAATGAATAAGAAATATGATTTCGGATTTAATTTGAGTTCTCTTGCAACCTATACTGATGAAGTGGGTGGAGAATTGATTAGACGCGCTATTTTGGAAGGTGAGACAGTAAAAATTATTAAGGTGCAGCCAGGGGTTAAAGGCTCACAAGCAATCAATTTACTTGACTCTACATTATATGTGCAAGATGGTTCGTGTGGTTGGACTTCTTCAGGTCAAACAACTTACACACAAAGAGACATACAAGTATGTCAATATAAAGTAAATGAGGCATTATGTCCTGCAGACTTGAATAACTATTGGTTAGGTCAATTATTGACTCCAGGCTCCACGCCGACTACGGTTCCATTTGAGGCTCAGATTTCAGAATTGAAAGTATCGCAAATATCTCAATATGTGGAAAACCTAATCTGGCAAGCTTCAAGTGCTGACACTTGTTTCTCTGGATTTATTGAGTTGATTGATAATTTAACTGGTTCAGTTATTACGGTGACTGGAACTACAACTTTAACTTCATCTAACGCATTAGCACAGGTGGATTTATTAGTTGAAGCAATCCCTGATGACATCGTAGATAGAACTGACCTTGTAGTGTTTATGTCTCATAGCAATTACAGAAAATATTTGATAAATTACAGAACGGCGAATTATTACCACTTCAATCCTGAAAACTCATACGAAGATTTCAAGACATTCCACCCAGCAACAAATATTTTGGTGCATCCAGTAGGAGGTCTAAACGGAAGCAATAAATTAGTCCTAATGCCTGCAGGTTATGCAGTTTTTGGATGCGATTTGTTAAGCGACCAAGATAATCTTTCTATGTTTTATTCCGTTGATTTTGACGAGGTTAGGCTAAGAGCTAATTTTAAGGCGGGCGTCCAATTGGCCTGGCCTCAATTTGTAATCCAAAATGGTATTGCATAAACTAAACTTGTTCCGTATGGAACTAAAAATTAAAAAACAGAAATTATGAGTTTTTCATCTTGTTTTATCACATCTAATGTGTGCAAAGGCTGTAGAGATTCGGTTGGGGGTATAAAGGCTGCGTATATTGTTGCTGGTTGTGTAACTGGAACAACAGAAAACGGAGACCAAGAAATCCTAACTGTCGGTGCTACAGGTGGAACTGTATATCAGTTCCAAGTTGAAAAGAATACATCTAATTTTGTTGAAAACATACAAGCAAGTTTAGAAAATGGAACTGTGGTGTATAACCAACAGGTAAATCTTGTGTTCTTGAAATTACAACAAAGCACAAGAAACCAAATTAAACTTCTTGCTCAAAATACCAACTTAAAGGTATTTGTTGAGACAAATGAAGGAAGTATCTTTTATTTAGGCGAAGACTTTGGTCTAGCTTTAAGTAGCGGAACTGCTGAAACTGGAACTGCTTTCGCAGACAGGTCAGCATATACAATCATGTTAGAAGGTTTTGAGAAAGAACCTGCTAAAATGTTGGCTAGCTCTATTCAATCTACATTAGTAGGTTTGAGTTTAGTAGATTGTTCTTGCTAATAACAAAAAAATAACTATAGAGGGGGGATAAACCCCCCTTTATTTAAGCCAAATTATAAAATGAAAAGAAGTATCGGTAAAAAAACTTGGGGAGTTTTAGGGAAACAAGAGACCTATTTTTATCAGCCAGGATTAGCTGTAGGTAATAAAGAAAAAACACCATTAAATGCTAATGCGTTTGAGGCTTGGGACTTAAAAAAATCCAAGTATAAAAGGGTTGATTTGGTGCCAAGACAAATGGAAAATGATTTACAACAAGCAGGGGTTGTTCCACAAGGAGGAGCACCAGCAATCACGCCTACACCCACTCCTACTATCACTCAAACAAACACTCCTACACCAAGTTTCACCCAAACGCAAACGCAAACAAACACGCCCACACCGACTTTAACCCCATCTTCAACTCCATTTAATTTACCATCAACACCTGACTTATGGTATGACGCAACAAATGTTGGTTCAATAGATTATATTACATCAGGTGGAACTGACTATGTTTCAGGTTGGAGAAGTGTTGGAACATACAATAAAACTTTAACAGGAACTACAACTGACACTATGCCAGTTTGGTCGGCATCTACTTTATTTCCTGGTAATCCAAAGATTATTAGATTTAATAAGAGTGCTACAGTTGGTTTAAGAGATTTTTTAACACAAAGGTTCGACAGCACAGTCATTACAGGAGCAGGTATTACAATCTTTACGGTAATAGCCAAACCAAGCATATTGGACTATACTACCGCTGTAGGAATACTTGGTTTTGGACTACAATTTAATTTATATTCAGGAAATACAACAACAGGTGGATTTACTCCAATATCATTTACCCCACCAAGAAATATAAATCAGGCAATAGGTTCTGGAAATAATACAATAAGCTTCCAAAGTCAAAACAGCGGTATAACACTAACCAATACTTACGCCTTTTCAGCTACAAACTTAAATGATAAGTTCTTACTTACACAGGCTGTGCCTTTTCCAACAGGTAATCCTTATGTTGAAATCAACCAATCAGCAACGACTTTAACAAACGCAATAACTGGCACACCAGTAACAACATTCAATTCTTTCAATTTGGGTGCTACTGTTGTTTCAGGTGGAACTTTAACAGCTTCTAATAGTGGTTGTGAATTAGCCGAGATAATGATTTATACAAGAGAACTTACAGTTCAAGAACAAGAAGCAGTCCAAAACTATCTTCGTGATAAATGGAGATATGATGAGTGGGCTTCTCCTGTCCCTACACCGACACAGACAGCA